GAATCACGGTTCCGTATTCCAGACCCTTCGACTTATGAACTGTTGTACACAAGATTCTGACGCCTGCATTTTCAATAGAATCTTCCCTTGCCAATCGTTCCTGCCTCGTAACAATATTGACACGCAGATATTCTGCAATCTGATTCAGGGTAAGTGTGTCTACACGGAAATTGCGAACCAGCAGTTCCATCAGGTATTCATAGTTGGCCACATACGCACGCTGTTCATCCTGATCCTGATACGTCTTCCATGGCTGAAATGCGTCATAAATCTTTTTCAGTACATAGAGAACCGGCCTTGCATGAATTTCATTCACAACGCTCTCCCAGGTTTTTCCCATCCGCTCGGAGAACAGATGGTTCAGTGCCGCCTGCAAAGCATCTGCCCGTTGGTCGTCCTGCAGTCCTCGAAGGTTTTGATAATCTAGCTGCATATCCGAAAAGTGAGATTCCAGTAAATTCACAAGGCAAACAGAATCCCTACAGTTATTCAATGCAAGAACCAACCTATACAGGTCCATTGTTGAATCTCTCTGAAAAAGATCGCCTCCAGATTGCACCTCCACATCAATTCCTTTTTCCTTGGCAGCAGACACAATTTTATTCACTTGCCAATTTTTTCGGACAAGAACTGCAATTGTGCGCTCCTCTGATGTCATCCTATGTTGTTTCATTAGTTCTTCTATTCTCTGCTTCTGTGCAAGAATAGTATCCACGCATAAAGCAAAGAATCGGTCTTGATCCTTACCGTGACATGGAATTCCCATGAAAAGTTCTGTATCTTTTGCACCCGTCTGAACATCACTCGTTAGACAGTCAAGTTCCGGCTGGTAGGGCAGAAAACCCTCGTTTCCCATTTTACTTAACAGTGGCTCATATAATCTCAGCAGCCTTCCATCTGTCCGATAATTGATCGTCAGATGTTCAATGCACCAATCAAACATACTATTTGCTTTCAGCTGTTCAAATGCACTGAGCTTTGCGCCACGGAATCGGTAAATGCTTTGTTTCAAATCGCCTACCACAAAAAATCGGCATTTTTCCGGCATCGCTTTCTGAAGTCTCTGGAACGTCTGAATCTGTTTATCATCCGTATCTTGAAACTCATCTACAAAAAGGTACCGTGTCTTTAAAAAGCGAATCCGTCCTGTCAGCTGTTCAAGAACGCGGTTCAGCATCACAATACACTCTTTTAAGTCCATGCCGTTTGCCTTATGCAGCATCGCAGCGTATTCCGTTTCTGCTGGAATGAGAACCTGTTCGATCAAATCGTTGAAAAATGGGACTGTCCGTTCCGTCGGCACGCCCAGCTCAGATTTTCTGATTTGCGCAAGGTCGACACTTTTATCCTGAAGACGGTCAGCAACATTCATCAGCTTTTTCTTTAAATCGTAAACGGCAACTGCAATCTCATTAACAAAATTTTCATTTTCCTCTTTTTGTTTTTCAAGAAAGAGATTCATATATTTATCGTAGATTTTTCCCCGCTGGTATTCGTTTGAAGTTATTTTAAAATCCGTTCCAAGCCCTGTGTACAGTGGCATATTCCGCAGCAGTTCTATAGAATACCGATGAATTGTCGAAATATTCGCACGGTCGGCATCGTCCACAAATTTGAGGTATTCCTGTTTACCCGTCAACACAAAATAATTTACAAACAGCTGTTTCAGTCTTTTCTTCATATTCACAGCTGCATCGTTCGTAAACGTCACCATCGCAATTTCTTCTGCCAAATCAGAAATTGGTTCCAGCTTTTTTCCACATAGAAAAGCCACACGGGATACCATCGAATAAGTTTTTCCGGTTCCTGCACCTGCTTCTACCAACGTGTTCTTTTCGACTGGTGCATGTTCTACCCGATATTGTTGGAAATTAAATGATGTTTTTTCAGAAAGCTCCTTTAGAACGAGTGCCTCCTCTTCCGTATACTCGCCCTCTTCAATTTCGATTTCCTTCTTGCTGACAGATTTGAGTTCCGGAACCCAATAAACCTCCAACTGGAATGTCTTCAAACTATGCGCATCACTTGGTAGGCCTTCTGTATATCCAATCGACAGCGTATTCCTGTCGGGTTGAATGTTTTTCTTTTTGAACATAGCATCAAAAAGATTTTTCAATGTTTCAAATTGTTGCCCGTCTTCGACAAAAACAATTCTTTTTGTCCCAGTAAAATAATCTGAAACGATCCATTCTAATGTTCTTTGCGAAGTATCAGCCAGTAGGATAGAAAGGACAGAGTAGTGTTGTTTTTCTTCCTTGTTCACCTGCATATATTCTTCGACGTAAGCTGGTTCCCATGCGCAGCGAAGTTTTCCGACAAGCTCTCTCGTCAGTTCTGCATGAGGAATAAATCTTGCCGTGTTGTACGCAGCGCAGAATTTTGCGGTCAGCATGTCTGCATTTTCCAAATCTTCCTTGCAAAGTGTGAAATCGTTCTCCGAAACAATATCCAAATGCTGTTCATGGTACTCCTGTCGGCTAATAAACGGATAGCACACCAGATCCATTACAATCGGGCTGACATTGTATTTCCGTACAATCTTGTTAAGCAATTCAAACCGGTAAGCACGAGCCTGTTTTTTGGGAGATTTCTGCGGTTGATCATATCCGTCCACGAGGATGTTGTCTACGCCAAGTACCGTCACCTTGTCTGCCAACCACCCTTTTACTTCAACCACAAAGATGCCCATGCCCTCCCACAGAATGCAGAAGTCAAACTCACGGCCATTGATTTCGCGATTGTTGTAGACAATCGCCTCCATTGGCAGAAGTTTTTGAAAGCTTTCCCAGGTTTTTGCTTCGCCATGAAAAGATGGCTTATCATCGATCATTTTAGCCACAGTGCATTCTCCTAACAAACTTTCATTATCTTCGGATGTTGTTTCTACGAATCAGTGTATTTTATTCACCCTCAACACATTCTATAAAAATCATTATATCAGTTCATACACCTTACTTCAATTGACAGTGTTACAAATAATGCCATCTATTTCTGTTGATTTCCCAGAAACGATCTTTTCTACTCATTCATAATATTTCTCATGAAAGTCATCTGCTATTTTCCGGAAACGAGCCGGTTCATTTCTGAACAGTTCATACGTCTTGTAAAAAAGACTGCTCGCTCCAGACAAACCACTCTTTCCCTGTGTTACAACATAGTGAATGCAGCCAATTTGCATTTTTAGACCATTAAGATTTCTAAATTTTTCATCTACAACAAGACCAAGCTGGTTTGCTCGGTTATGATATGCTTTCGATATTTCTGACAGCTTTTCTTCCGGAATCGATAGTGATGCACCATTTTTGAAATACACATCAAACAATGCAACTGCCTCTTCCAACTCCCATTGTACTCGAATCACTCCAGTCACTCCAATCAAAGATTATTTTCACATGCTTTTATTCTATCATACTCAAGCTAAAAACAAAATAGAGGCCACTAAATGAATACTCTAACATTGATACCTGTAGCTGTGATTTTCTTCTAGGGTGTATAATCTTTCAGAACCAACACAATTGTAGCAAGCAGTGCAGACGTATATACATCTGCTTATTTTGCGTTGCAAAACGCTTGTTGGGGAATGCCCCAAGCCACTTTGATCTGCATTTTCCAATGCAGGCTGCGCATCCCTTCGGGACGCTTTTTACCCGGTGATGTGCTCCGGGTCGTTAAGAATCTGCATGAGGTGAGAAGCGGCTTCTGCAAGAGAATCGTACTTCATCTGTTCAGGAACTGGCGTTTCCAGAAGAAAAACGCCCCACGCCTGCATACAGTCCGCAAGTTCTTTCTGTGCCTGCAATGCTGCCGCCTTACGCACATCCGGGGTGGTTTCTGTATCCAGAACGTAGGCTGTGGAGTATTTTCCGTTGCGATCTTCCGTCAACTGCACCATGGAATAGTGCTCATTCCAAAAGCGGCAGAAGCGAACCCTGCCGCCGATATTCTCCATGTCATGGCACAGTTCTTCTTCGCTACTCCATTGTGGAGTCTCGGACAAAATGCAATTCAGTTCCGAAAGAGCCAGCCGTTCTTCAGCCGATAGCTCTCCATGCAGGCATTCACATTTTAGATTATTCTGCCAATATGGGCTCAACTTTCCATTCCGGGCATCTTTCATTGCTTCTTCGATATTGGGTAGCATCGTCATGTCGTTTACCTCAAATACTCGCCATCAGTGTTGTATACACGCTTATAGTGTTGATTATAAACTATTTGAGGGCAAAAAGAAAGAGCGTCAGCACGTTTGCTGCGCTCCTTGACATAGGTGTTATTTTGTAATATAGGGAATGTTGTCGGTGTATGCATTCAGAATGTCAATGGCAGCTTTCTTCTGCCCCGGTGTGAGCTGGCTCAGCTTTCTGCTCAGTTCGTCATCTGCCACATGGGATGCGGATGGAACGGAATCCCGGATCAGCACATCAGCAGATACGTCCAACACCTCTACGATTCGGATAAAGGTTTCCAGTTTGGGGATTTTTACTCCGCGCTCTAAATCTCCAACATAATTTGCCGACAAATCGACCCGTTCTGCAAACTGTTCAATCGTCCAGCCTTTTTCCTTGCGCTGTTCTCGTATTCGTTGACCCAAAAGCGTATTCATAGCGACCTCACATTCTAATTGTGTTTGTTACACACAAATAGCATACCTGTCGCAATTTTTGTTATACACAATCCAATAGCGTTTACTCAACGCCATCTGGATACTTTTGGGACGAAAAATTTTTGTGCGTATCTTTGGTCAAAAAAGCAATGGTCTTTTGGGACGGCACATGGTACAATAGCAAACGTTGTGCCCTTGGCACATGAACGAAGGTAAAAGGAGCTGCTGAACGTGGATACGATCTATCTGCTGCCCGGTGAGGAACGCTGCGTTGATTTTCGAGATACCAATGGAGTCCCGAAGGTACATTACACTTACTGTTCCATCCGTGGCAAACTTTTCAACTGCACCTGCTGCACAAAGGACGAAGCCCAGCGGCTGTGTGAAGATTGGCTTATAAAACAGGACCGCTGCTACATAAACTAAAAAAGCCGCCGAGGACGCTTCCCAAGTAGGAAAGCTCCTCGGCGGTATTCGTTTATCGGGTCTGCGCCTTTTCGATGATGTCCTTTTCCTCCGAAAAAAATCGTTCTACGTTTTTCTGCGCACGAACCAGTTCTTGCATCTCGTTCCGTGCCTTGCGGTAGTCCGGGTAAGATGCTTTCTTCTTGGTCAGCAGTTCTGAGAACTCCGCATCCAACTCCTTGACCTTCGGCAGCTTTTGCAATCCTGCCTCGTCAAAGGCAGCCTTCGCCGCCTTGTGCAGGGTGATTTCCTCCCGGTGAGCTTCCAAAAACTTTTTACTGTACCCCGACTTGCGGTAGGCATCATAGACCGGGCGAGTCTTGGCATAGTTGATAATGTGGGTTTTCAGGGCGGCGATTTCGGCCAACCTCGTTTCTGCCGCCTTGATGGAATCGCCCATGGCATGATAGCGTTCCGTTGCCTCCGCTGCACGTTCCCGCAGTTCCTCGGCACTGCTGATCTTCTGCTCCTGTAAAAATAGCAGCGTCTTGGACATCTCCTTCAGGTTGAACTTGGTCGCCCACCTTTTGTAGCCGACACTTTTGCCCTCTGCCATTTTCCCTTGAATATCCACAAGCAACTGGAAGGGCTGTTCTTTGGGCGGCTTTTTCTGATACGGTTGGTGCTTCGCCTTTCCCTCCAGCACCGCCTTGATCT